GGATCCCCAGCACACTTCATGTATTCTTTAACTTGTGCTTTGGTGAAGGACATCTCCAAACCAGTTTCTTTCAGGTTTGGATTACCAAGATATCCTTTTTGCTTATCACTCATCTAAATCCTCCGTCACATCCAACACATCTTGTCTGGCTTTCGCTCTGGAACTTCGATCATTGTTAATCAAGTCCTGAAGTTCGAGCGTCGAGCCAACATAGATGGCATTGTTTGTGGTGTTGTTCACATTCACTTCAGTTTTGTCCATGTCTGACATCTTCTTATGTAAGTCCATAAGATCAGTGTTCACTTCAGAAACCGTTTTGATAAGAGTGGCAGCAACCTCGTACGCTCTGGGATGATCTCCTTCAGACGCAATCTTCAGAATACCGTCGATGGCTTCGCTGCCACGATCAATGAGTTCTTTCAGATTTTTTCGAGTAAGGTTAAAATCAACGTCTGCTTTATCTGCACCGAGTTGAATTTCCTTGACTTCTTTTTTTATATCGCTAACCTCTGCCTTGTAGGTTGTTTCAAGTGCTTCTGATAACTTATCTTTAGAATCCATATTATCTCCATGTTAATGAGTTCTACCCTGAGCAGGATAGTAAACGGGTCCTGAGAGTCCTGTGACAGCATCTCCAGTGATACCAAACGATGCAACGACGGCACTTTCATCATTAAACGTGTCATCAAGACTCCCATAAAAGTCTCCGGTGATCGCTGTAATAATTCCACCCGTTCCGGTTGATATTGGTCCGTAGACATAACTCTTCGCTAAAAATTCAAATGTCGTTGTGATAAATCTTCGATTAAGAAAGTTACCTTCATAGTCCTCTTGAATGTTTATATTCGAGAGAGTAATTGGAATATCTACTTTCTGATGAAGAGAATTCATGTTTATCGAAACAACAAATTCAGGAGAGAAGAACGGAAGAATTTGTTCGATTACTTGAAGGTTTTCATCAATGGACGATGTAAATGAATACAATCCAAAACTGATGTTATATGGAACCTCATTAAACATTGATGTTGTGGTGAGTCCATCAACCTTCCTCATTTTTTTAAGTTTGTTAATTGTTCTTGTGGGATCGTAATTAATCCCTGTTATGTCAAAACCGAGTCTTGGTAAAATGGCTTTAACCTTTGCCTGATCCTCCAATATGGATCCACCCTGTTCCAGTCGAGCGATAAATTTTTCCTTTGGGGAATAAGACAATGGAATGCGGACTTTTTGTGTTTCTTCTCCTTCGGAATCAAAATAACGCACGTTTACATTATTAAACAGTGAACCAAATCCAATGACAAGTTTCCGAATAGACTCATTGTAGAAGGTGCTAAACATTAGTAGTTACCCTCCGAGAATGGATCAGTATCTGTAAAGTCAAAGATACTCAAGTCATTTTGGAAGTCTTGTATGACATCGTTGTCACCAGCGGTAACTCCAGTTCTTTCGATTGGTATTATGGTGTCACCAGAAAGACCCTGCACAGAGTCCTCAAGTTCATCCAATGCAGAGAATCCAGTGTCGATTTCCTCTTGACCGTAGGTGAATGTTTCACAGATTAAAAGATAAGTGTAAAGTTTACCCAGTTGGTAAAATGGATTTTCGTGTTCGACAAAGTTAATTTCAAAAATCGTTTTACTCAACGGGAAGAAAATTAAATCACCCTCTCTTGGACGAGTGATTGTAGGTTGATAAGTTGTAACTTCTTGTTCAAATCTTTTGCGTGACACAACCAATTCCATTCTATCGTTAATTTGAATACCAAACTTAGATAGAATATCACCGTCACCCTCAAAGCCATTTACAGACTGAACATACATTTCAAACTCGTAACCCTTTGTAAATTTAGCAGAATTGTCTTCACCAAATAACTCGTCTTTATCCAAGAGTGATCTTGGAATATAAATCATGTCCCGTCCGTTGATCTTGATTGACTCAATCGAAAGATCCTCAACGAGATTTTGTTCACCCGAATTATCCTTGAAGTAAGAACTTTTCATGCCACTATGAAGTCAATTGGGAGTTCGTATTGAGAATAGAACTCTTGCTCGATGATTTGAATATCCTGTAATGCTTCTGCGTAAATTTGTGGACCGTTTAACTGAACACCACCCGGAAGTTGAACTCCTGCAAACTTAGAAAGGTTGGATCCCCATTGTTTCTTAATGAGTGCTGTTACATATTTTTTCAACAAACGATCATTATAAATTTCTGTGAATTTATCGGGATCAAGTGAAGCGTATGCCTCGATTATAAGAAAATCACCAACGTCAACGTTCTGATCTAACTCTGAATCAATCAAAAGCCTGTTTGTTACTTTACTGAATCGAATCTCTTTTTCTGGTTGGAAAAAGTCTTGAATCATACTGATATATCGTTTTGCTGAGTCGTATGAGGCAAGACCAAGTGCAGACTGATAACCAAGTCCGGTGTTAATGCCGAAGTAATCAGACAAAGCCATTTGATACCGAACATCAAACATGCTTTGAATTCCTTTTAGCGGTCCAAATTGAAACACTTTGACAACAGAAACAATGTCTCTTCCTGATGGTCCGCCCGATGGAAAACCTTTTGGTGTTGCTAATTCGTCAGTTAAAATAAAACGATTTGTGATATCATCAGAAGTTAATTCGTGAGAAAAATACACTCTTTCAACACCGTCAAAGTGTCTTTCAGTGAAAAACTGTAAAGCCTCGTCTAGACGATCTTCTGCTTGTTCTCTATCAACGTTAATTTCAATGACGGGAGCACCAAGTTTTCTCAGAGCATATTCAATTAATTCGTCTCGTGAAGATGGTTTTGCCATTGCACGCTCCTTTCCATTTTATGTATAAGAAAGGAGCGGAGAGGTTACTCCTCTTCAGATTCTTGTTTTTCTACAATTGTCACCGGAATTCTAGTGACTTCCTCATATTCGATATTTTCAATGTAGAATTTTCGTGTGATTGGATCTTCTGACTCATCTGGCATACTTGGTTTATAATCAGAAAACCCTGGCATTCCCAATGGACAACTGAGTTTGGGGTGATCCAGTTTGCTATATTCTTCACCCTCAGCCATCAACCATGTTGCTTTTCTGTCACCACAACCACAACCACCACAATAGTGCTTACCCACAGTTTGACTTCTTTCGAGATATTGACACGGAGGAAGTTCACCACCAAGATGGGTGTTACCAAAGCAACTTAAAACACGGAGTTGTTTCGTTACTTTATCTGCTTTGGTATTTTTGATGCCTCGTGATGCCACAGCAGATGCATAGTTTTGCACCATACCAATGCCCTTTTTAAGCATCGACTCTTTTTTTGGTTTAACATCACGGAACTTCTTTTCTTTGTTTTCTGAACAACTCATAATATCTCCATTACTGAATAAGTATTCTCCTAAAGAGTCTAACCTTATGTAAGGTATCAAGACCGGTCAGAGATGTAAAGCCATTTTTTTCTTTTATTTCTTCATCTTTTATTGTCTGTGGAATAACCAGTGAATTATAGACCAGATGAGACGCAGGATACTTTTTCAGAATATTATCTCTACCTGTAAAATTCATTCGTTTTCTAGTCGAAGAAAGATATGGTAAGAATTGATATGTGAACAAGCCACTTGCATCTTCTCTTACCATTGAATTCATCTTAATATAGTTTTTAGAGAATCGTTTTTCTCTTTGTGCTAAAGTCATGTTCCCTTGAGCGGCAATTGCAAAACCAAGTTCTTGAATACTTGGTAAGTACCAATCGTGCATGGAGAACCGATTATATTGTCTGATTTGATTAAGTAGGTTAGTTTCTGGTGCTTTAATTCTTTTTCCATCACCATAGGTATTTAAGTTACCATCGTATGTTGATGTTGCTGGATCTTTTACAATATCTGAAACGGATGTGTGACGATAAAGAATATTTAAGTCATCAAACTCACTTCCCAAGTCTGTGAAGCACATGATGAGTGCCCAAGACGCTACCTTACCGATACCTCTTGGATCTGAGAACCTCTCTATTGTTGTTTTGCCTGTATCTAAATTTGTCAAAACTTTTGACGAAACTGGATTGAAAATACCCATGTAAATTCCACCACCAAAGACGGAACCTACCTCTGGCAATTCACTGGCAGATATTGACGCACTGTTGTAACCTTTTGACTTTGTTGGGCAAGGTGACGATGAACAACGAATTGGTTCATTGTTTGTTGGTTCAACAAAGAAGCCATTTAATCTTTCGCACGCATCCCGTGACTCATAAATACAACCACCTTCAACACAACAGGCACTCACATCCTCCAAATTGCTTTCTGCTTGTCTGCCTGGTGGAGCAAATCCAGATGTGCAACTGTAATCAGGACATCCGTTGTCTGTCGATGGAACACATCTACTTCCAAGTGATAATCTGGCAGCGGCTTCATCATATTTAGTTTCACCTGGCGCACGCTCACAGCATCCAGTATCCTGTGAGTTTTCCGTGTCTCCACAAACTAAACCAGCATAGGTAAGTGCTATGGTTTCAGATAACGCTTGTCCCGGTGAAAAAACAGTTAATCTTGGATTTATTCCAAGTAAAGGATAATCTGGATATGGTAATTCTTGAACCTCTGGTACATTTAGTAAAGCATTACAACCCTCAGCAGTTGGTGAGCAAAAATCAATGGCCAAAGCATTGGTAAGAACCACTTGTTCTGTATTGGTATTGTATGTGTCATACACTATTCTACATACATAACAACTCTCTACTGGTTCTGCTGTTCCGGAATCATCTTGAGGACATTCATACTCATATATTTGAGAGCCTGCAACATCATCATAATCCTGATCACAAACCGCATCTGCAATTAATGTCGAGGTGCAGTTATTTTGACCGGGAACATTTAAATTAGCACACTCGCTTGAGTTACAAACGTTTCCACAAACTCGAATGTATTCATTATTTTCATCAAGTTCACAATGACAACAAGCGTATGGAATTCTAACATCATTTCGGAGTGCGTCTGGTTCTAAATTTTGACACATTGTTAGAATTTCTAGTGGATCGGATGGACAATCGCCGGGAGTCCAGTTACCACCAACTTTTTGACATGCACATTGTGATGTGTTTTCTCTTAACCCATTTGTTTTACCACGGATACCATAAAAAGGAACCCCACTGTCTTTATTTAACCAATCCTCTTCTGTTCCAGTATTTTTTGTTGTATATGCACACGCACAACAACAACCGACCGGACCTAAATCAGGACACTCGACGCCCTCACCTGCTTCGAGTGGAATAAAATATCCGCTGGATGCAAAACAAGAAGTCATTGTTTTGATTGTCCGTTCACCTGTGATTTCACAGCAATACCCAGTCGAACTTAGATAATCACTGTAATCAACAATTGTTTTAATTCTACCGTGATTTTGTGACATTACTCACAGTCCTCCAAAGCCCTGCAATAGTTGTCTGTTCCATCGAGTGTTGGACACATCATCGTCACACATTCTCCATTAACAATCTTCCTTGCATGGTAGAAACCATAATTAATTTCATAGGAGTTAGCGTTATTATATTTAGTCGTAAAGTAATCGCTTCTTACTCGTGCTTCTTGTGCAACATTTGGAGGACGGACTAAGTTGAAAGAACTTGTGCCTTTACCATAGTTCAGAGGAAGTTTGTTGTCTCGCTCTGGTGATCGTGGTTCAGGAATTTGTGCTTGACTTGTTCCTATTGGGTTTACCACTCGAACTTTTCTTCCAATCAATCCAAGGAAACTGCTGGGTGTATCGGGACAGTCGAAGAGATTAAGATCTCCGCAGGCAAAACCCGCAGCAAAATTATAATCATAATAACCCCGACCGTTATTATCACACGCTTGACTGCAAGCATCATTGATATCATTTTCCGATGAACCTTCAGGAAGTGAAACAGTTATCGCTGATTGAACTCCTACATTAATTCCGTCCGGACAAAGACAAAAACAACAGTGCTCAATTTCGGCAACGCCAGGACATGTTTCCACAGGACAAACACCGTCATTACAATCAGCACCCCATTCAAAATTTTGAGTGGGTCCAACTCCAAACTTAGATGCAATTTCGGCACATATGCTTTGACAATCATCTTCATTATCACAATCCACAGTGACTGGTAAACCATTAAAGTCAAGAGTGCCAGTTGCTCCACCAACACCTAGTGTGGTACAACTTTGTTTTATATCGGTATCTGGAGAACTACATGAGATGCAACATCTACCCGTGTTTTTGACAACATCTTTACATCCACATCTGTTTGCAATCTCACTCGCATCGTATGTCACACCAGTGACTGCGTTTCTAACCCATCCTCTGAATGTTCTTGAATCATTCGTTGGGAACGCTGCCGCAGAATATTTTGCCCACATTCCACAGAATTCACCAGCCGATCCAGGCTCCCCTCTTGCGGATTCAATAGTTTCAGTCGCTAGTCTTTGGTCATTTATGTACGGATCATATTCTTGATAATATGAATCACCATAATAACCAGTGTCATTGGCATTCAATGCGGTTAAAGAATCTCTTGGATCATATCGAAGTTGGTCAGACGTATAACCAGTTGCTTTATACACTTCAGATATTTCTGCACTTGTTGGTAGACCCGTTATTTCAGCGTTAAAAGGTCTTTCTGGATCTTGAATTGGATAATCCGTACAACCACCACAATGAATTGCTTGATACTCACAATCACAATATTGTTGAATTGTTGCATTTGGATTATAATTAATCGCATCCGGATCCATACATCCTGAAAGTTCACACGAACCATCACTTATGTTCGCACAAGGGTCATAACCTTGTGCACCGGGATTTGTGCAACCGGAAACATCTGGACATGTGCCATCACCACCAACAGTATAAATTTCTTCAAACGGATTGTCAGGATTGGGTGGATTTCCACACCTAGAATCATAGCCAGGACATGTTGTTGATCCCACTCTTCGGCAACAAATCTTACCACAAACGCCGGGACGACAACCTTCACCATCATTCACATCACAATACCGACAGAGAGACGGATCATTCGTCTCTGCACTGCCATCGTAGTTACATGCGGCTTGGTCTAAACAACCTAATTTCCCCGGACAAATTCCACAAAACTTGGTTTGGTCGGTATTTTCTTCTCCACAAACTTTACCGAATTCCATGTCGGGACCACTACCATTACTAAGTTCTATACACCAATCAACTAAAAATCCCCCCCCTTCACCAATTTGCATTGTTCTGTTGACCCCACCTATACTAACAGTTGTTTCCCCCTCTATCGCTATAAGGGTTGTGCAATTGTTAAGAGTGTCTGCATCGTCTGGACATGAGGCACAACATGCAGCCGTATATTTACACGGACCGTATGTGTTATAGTTATCAGCGAGTGTGTCGGCGCAAAATGGACAGATTGGCTCATTAAATTCATCTCTGCAAATATTTTCGTCGTAACTATCTGGTTCCTCACCAATCAAAGTGCCGTCGGGTGGACAGAAAACACATGGCTCGAACGCCTCGAAGTTACACGCAGATGAGTTAAGACATTGCACCTGATTACATGGCTCAAAACAGTCTTTGCTTGGATTCCAATCATTTGGTAAGACCGGATCACGTTCTGCTATACACTCACACCATCTCTGTGTGGAGTAGGCACATTGTGATAGATTCGGTCCATGACAACATCTACCAAAACTTTCAGGAATATCTGCCTCGGCATAAAAAGCATCGAGTGTCAGTTCACCCACTGGAACTTGATATGGATAACACTCTCTGTCATTACATCCCTGAAAATCAAAGGAGAAGTCACCAAGACATCTAGGACACTCATCTTCACTGTCAACGGAGGTGCATGTATATGGATATGTAATGTAGTGTTCAACTTCAACATCATTACCGTCTTGATCTTGTGCAATTGCGTTGATGACACCTTCACGAATGATACAACAGGAGTTTGTTGGTGATTCAAAGCAACAGTTTGTTTCTTCACATGTCGTGCCTGGTCCTTGGAAAATACCACCAAAATCTCTACACTCAAAGTGAGAAATTGGATTATTTGTGATTGGGTTTGTATCAATACAAATTCCAGGCACACCGGGGTTTGGACCTAATCCAAAACAATCTAATGGGCTGTATTGAGGAACCGACCACGGACAACCTTGACATTGAGGACAAGTTGATCTTTGTTGATAACTGGTTGGAAGATTATATTTAAATTCATGGCCTTCTGAAGCATACTGGATCTCACCGGAACCATCGCCAAAACTTGGTAGTTCTTGGTTTGCCGGAAACGGTGAACTTTGGTTTATAGTAAATTTACTATAGGCGGGTGGGACTGAAGCAGGAAGGAGGAAAGATACCTCGGTTCCCGGCTGATATCGTCCATTATTCTGATTGATGGAATTTTCTCTAACTATATCTACCCGTAAAAATGTAATTATAAATTCATCTCCGGCAGGTCCCGAAACTTCTTTTACAAAGTAAAGACCTCCACCATTACCTGACTGAACATAACCTCTCAACTCAAAACCGAAAGCATTCTCATAAAAATTCTTGGCAGTAACCGTCAAGTCTTCGACATTTTCGCTGAACCATGCCCATCCGTCGAGGGCATGTGAACACTCATCATAAACTTTTGATATAGTTGATTGATTAATAATGACTGAGTGAACATTCGAACCACCTATGGTTCCTCGCAACACAACTCTGGACAAAACATACGCTCCACATTCATCATATGGAGGAAGTTCTACCTCATAATCTGGGAAATTAAGACCGGGTGGTGGTTCATAGATTCCGTCACCATCTGGATCGACGAATGGAATACAGCAAGCACCGAAACGAGGAACCTCTTCACAACAACTTTCACCAAATTGATCTATGTCATCACCACTACATGTTAGAACGACTCGACCATCTTCTGTTGTCTGATCATCATCACCTGCTGTTGCATCAAATGAAGGTGGTTGAGAAATTCCTCCGAACAAGAATTCACACTGAATTCTGGTGAATTCATCTCCAATACAAACACCATTCACGCAGCACGGTAGTGTAACATCACAACGATCAAAACAGAAACGGCCTGTTTCGATTGGTTCACCATAGTTTGGACCTTCTGGATCAAATTCAATCGCTTGACCGAGTGTATTATACGCTACATTGTTTTCAATTTTAACACTGGGGAAATAATCTCCATTGATCGCTTCACATGAAACTTGATCTCCGGTATTTAAGGGATTTCCCTCTGAACAACAAACACCAAGGGATCTTGCACAACCCGCAGAACAAGGTCGTAAAACATTAAAATCACCGTTCAATAAGTCACATTGTGATTTTGTTGCATAGTCCTCACACTGAAAATTACCTTGTTGTAAATCCAATTCTGTAACTTCTGGAAGAGGAATATTTTCACCACTGGCACTCACAAAGAAACAACAAGATCCCGGAACTATTCCAGCACCGTCGCAGCCACTTACATCATAACCTCTTGCTGTGAATACTGCGTGCCAATTTTCACCACCATCAACTGTTGTGAGTGCGAGAACATCTGTTCCACATGAAAAATAGTTTTCACCTGGCTCAAAGAAAACATTGTCGGGGAAAGAAGTTACATCTCCGCCTTCAATGTATAAAATTTTTGTAATAGAATACCCAACTGGATAATCCCCAACAATTTGAACGACGCTTAGTGGTGTTTCTAGTCGAAAAACATCACCCGATGAGAGATCCATTGTAAATAAACCCAACCCATCATTTTCTTCGCCCTCCTCTGCCAACTCCAAACCAGCCTCTCTTACTTGAGAAGTATGGTTTAATCCAGCGGTGCCTGTTCCCGCTTTAAAGTCAAGATAAGAAGTATCGTCTTGATCCTTTACAACATCAATGAGTGTGCTTGAAATTTCATTTCTTTTTTTGGTGTAAAGTAAACTGTTATTTCGGATTGCGTCGGTATTTGTTTCATCATTAACAAGCGTGGATGAAATAATAACAGCATCATTTTCCATCGCAGCCGTCAGAGAGCCGCTTGCAGTTATTGTTCTAAAGTTAAATGTGGTTCCAGAAACACCGAAAGCAAATGTCACACCTGAACCTAAATTTAGTGCATCAATAGTGCTACTAAAACCAGCAGGACCTTGAATAAATGGCTTCACACCTGTAATATCACCAAACGAAACAGATTCACCACCACGAGTTCCCTGAACATCTAAAAGAAATTGTCTAAAGGGGACATCAAACGAACCGCCAGGAAAAGTCTTGGCAATATTTGTAATAATATCACCCTCGATCCCTGCGGGGCCAGTTGAGCCAGTAGGTCCGGTTGGACCGGTATTACCAGTTGGACCGGTGGGACCTGTTGGCCCTGTTGGCCCTGTTTTCCCGACAACGGGAATCGCACTGCTTCCGTAAATAAATGCCATTAACTACCTTTCATTTTTTATATTTAGGTAGAACAGGTAAGACAATCATAACAATCCCCATTATTACCCTCACTAAATCTTGTGAGATGACCTTTTAGTTCTCTACTTTCGTTGGTGGCAAACAAGGGAACTCTTCTCACGGGCCTCACACTCGCAACTGTGTCTGCTCTAAATTCGCTGGTAATTAAGCCAGTTCTGAAGTTTTGAACAAACGCTCGGTGTGCGTGTGGTGCAAGATTTGTGTTGGTTGATTCTAGTGTATTATCTTTAATTTCGGTTGGTTTGAACGACGATGCAACACATCTTCTTGAATTAGTTGCAATTGATTTAGAGCCAGTTGTCGATGACCAATAGTTGTCTTGAGCCATAGGTTCAAATCCATTTTGTAACAAACCAGCGTTGATTGCATTTAAGTTACCGTAAATATACATGAGTTCAATAATGCTTGGAATGTACCAGTCGTTGTAACCAAATTTATTTTCAGCGTTCCATTCAGAAACAAGTCTCATCGCAGAGTTTTGTTGATTGTCTTTTTCCCAAACCTTTTCAAATTCTTGTTTAAAGTAAGTTTCATCTGATTTGAGTCTTTCGATATCAACATCGGTGTCCCACAAGTTAAGTTTACCATGAACCCAACGATTGTAAGCATCTTCGTCGATACCCTCTTCGTTTTCAATAAACCACGGATTCCAAATGTAACTTGTTTTATCAAACATTCGTGTTCCAAGTAAACCATCAAGGAAAGGTGTTCCCATGAAAATACCATCTTCAACGATGTCATCAGATTCTCTGGTATAAGCAGATTGTCTTAATCCCCAAGACAGTTTTCTGTTTGTAGTATCTGACAATGTTCTACCAAGGTATAAATCTTCTGGTGCAACAACAAGCGTCCATTTTCTCGCAAGAATATTTTCTTGTGATCCCACAAACTCTCCGTTTGAATCTTTTTGTAAAACTTCTATTTTCTTACCCGAAGTTTCATAATATCTTGAAACAGTTTCATGCGAATCTTTGTTTGCAAACTGTCTCTTTATAGGAAGTTCATATAAATTATACAAATATGGTGTGTGTGGAATATCAGGTTTTGATTTTGAGAAATCTGGTGGCAAGAATCCTGCTCTTGAGTTATCATAATCGCTCGGCACATACTTGTATGGCATCACAGTATCACATGCACACGGTCCATTATTTTCACCAACATAATTAAAGCCAGAGTTAATAAAGAAAGTTACTGCTTTATTTTTATCTTGGGGAGAACAGAAATCACAACCATTAGAGTATCCGTGAATTAAACAATATGGGTTTTGTCCCTTCGCAAAAAGACTTCCATAATCATTTGGTTCTCCAATCACACCAAGAAGAATACCACCAGAGTAATTTGATCCAACATTTAAATAACTTGTTGCATTTACATTTAACTGACACTGTGATTTTTCTTGTGATGGAGAAAGGTATTCGTTGAATTCTTTATACCCCTCTCCATATGGGATTCCCATCGCACCCATCCTACCAGCGGAATTAACACACCCAATATATCTAAACTGCATCGTGGTTTGTTTATTGCATGGTTCTCCATTTGCTGTTAAACAACCACTTCCCACCCCGTTTGGACATGTTAACTCTAAATTATTCAAAACAAAATCTATGCAATCCTGACACGCAGGTTGTGTGACAAAATCAGAATCCTCAGTGCCACAGATACAGGTCGGAGAGTCAATAACATGCGGATAATATTCAATCCCAAGGTCATCGCCACCGGGGAAATAATTTACACCCTCAACTGGTGTATATTGGGGGTTTTCTGTTTCACTTCCATCCAAATACCTTCCAACACACTGCGAATATGATATTTGTTGCGGACAGACATCACCTTCTGGATTATGCACTTTAACAATCGGTTCACCATCCGGACCATATACTTGCTCCGGCTCCTGATTTTCACAGTCCGGCCAAGACACAATATCGTCGTTCCACCATGATGGTTTGATTCCACCAACTCCACAAATTTCACGGGCCGTTTGGGTTGGTCCATCTCCTGAACCACATGGATGACACTCGTTCCAGTCAACCCTACCCGTCGCAACGCAGCCGGCTCGGCTAGTAGCAACACGAGAACAATCGGGGCAATCATTATTTGATGCAGTTGGAGGACAACATTTCGTATAAGTTTGTGGAACATTGTCGCCGTAAATCACTCTCCAAAGACAGAATGTTCTACAAATACCCGTACAAGGACAAAGATTGTCCCGTATCGGTCTCAACCGAAAACCTGATGAATACGAAACACACTCTTGGAGGGCTTCAGGATTAATATAATCGCATGTAAAGTTATTATTTGTAGCAATAGGACAGAAATTTTCTGCGGTTGGTGATGTGCATCCAAATATTCGACAACTGTAATTTGAGAAATATTCTCTAAAGAAGTTTGGAACATTATAATCAATTGGTGGACACGAAAGTTCTGTTGTGCCGTCTGCTTCATAATATCGACACTCACCGTTTGTCTCGACACCAGTAAAAGCAAAAGGCACACCAAATCGTTCATTAAGTCTAGATGAAAGAAGAGAACAATCCGTGTTAAAGGGAACAGAGTATTTTTCAAAATTACCATCGACGTTAAATTCACAACACTTACATCCAACATCGGGTGGTTCACCTTGAGAGCAACAATCTGTTTCTTCGCAAAGTGTTCCATTGCCTTGGAAAATTCCACCCTTTTCACTACACGAAACTGGTGTTTCATTTGGTGAACATTCCGCACCACCAAAACCATTTGTGCTTGTGTTGTAAATACAGCAAGCACCTCGATATAAATCCTCTAAGCAACAGTTAAAGTCGGCACAACTTTCGCCGGGAAAGAAGTTACCTCCTGCAAGACTACATTCGATGGGACTAAACTCATAGCAAACACCGTTTACACAACAAGCACCCAACTCACATGGATCTGGGCAAATTATTTCATCAATGTTGTCTTGTTGACCCGCAAAAAACACCCCATTGTATTGATCACATATTGTTTTTGTTGTTATTGATTTTGATCCGTTTGAACAACAAACACCACCCGCAGAACAATCTGGATCTCCAATCCTTTCCGCACATGGTTTAAGGTTAAAAGATCCTCCAATTTCTCTACAATATGATTCTGAAACATAATCATTACATTGACTTACAAAAGATCCGGGTTCCGGAACAACACAAAAACAACAAGATCCAAATCTTTGTGTGTCAGCATAAATATCATCTGAAGCAGAGAGATTATTATATTGTAAGAAATCAAAATATTCAACACTTGAATCTGCACTTGCTCCAGCGTTAAGTGTGGGAAGAATTTTGGATGTTCTGTTAAAAAACGATGTGTGTGTTTTACTTGCGGTCAACCCAGAAGAATTTTTAGGATAATGAAAACCTGTATTGGTTGATAATGGATCTGACAAATTCGAGTTATCAGTTAAGTGTTGTAATAGTGTATTAATATTAACTTTTAAAATATCAGAGGAACCGCTTAAACCAGTTTGAGTGTATTCGGAAAAATCTAAACCCTGTGCCGAACCACCTGAGTTTGGTGGAATGAATAAGATTTGTCCCGTAACACCAATAAAAGATGCCGCTTCCGTTCCATAAATGTTTATGGTGTTTGTTGAATCGGTATCTCCTGTTATTGATGCGGCACCACTTACAACCAACGTCTTAAATATACCTGTTAATCCAACAGAACCAGAAACAATACTCTGTCTTTCTCCAATACTGTTTATTGCAATACTTGGAACTTGCGTTGCATCACCGACAGGCCCCGTAACCTCTAAAGTTCCATACCGGAAACCAGTCAAACCTTGAATTTCTTTATTTAAATCTTGAAAAACAAAAGTGATTGATTCGTCTGTGTATGTTATTCCAACTAATCTATCACCAGAAAAACCAGCCGGTCCCGTTGGTCCTTGTGGACCGGTAGTGCCGGTGTTTCCCGTGCTTCCTGTATTTCCTGTTACACCTTGAGGCCCTGCCGCTGCGATAGAGGAAATCGCACTACTTCCATAAACAATTGGTGACATATGCTACCTCAATAACCGTAAGAACC